GCGCTCTATCCACTGCACGAAAAGCAGCAATCAACTCAAGGACCTTGGGGGCCTCGGGAGAATGCCTCAACTCGTACTTAAGACCGTCCAACCTTTCCTCGAACATAGCCTCTTGGGGCCAATGTCTGAAGAAGTTGGCTGCTATCTTATACCAGCGAACAGGAGCGTACTTGTTATCACCATAAAACTTGTAGCCACAAAACTCTACAGGCCTTCCAGGAAAGAGATCCTTGATCTCAAATCCGAGGTTCTTGTAAAGCTCCACAGCCTTAAGTCTGGTGCGTTCCCAATCCTGTCCACAGGCATCATACAACACGCGCATACTTTCGGCGCAATCATCCCCCATTGTACAAACCCCCACTGGATGGTACAAGTGTCCAACAAAAGAATAGATCACACATAAAGCCAGAGCTACTCTCATACGAGAGTTGTCCGACGATGTAGTGTACAAGCCGCTTTTCATCACACCGGGTACTGTTTGGTCCCATCTGACACCATCAGAGAAAACAAAGACCGCTAAAGCGACCAAATGAGCTCTCTTATGGTAAATGGTATTCCAAGTTCCCAACTCGGTGATGCCTAAACCGCTCAATCTTGCTCTTGAAGAGGCACTCAAAAGCAACAACCAGAGTGTAACAGACCAATCCCATCCCGATACGTCTGAAGACACGGGGAAATCCATTCTACTGAATCCCTTATCCAAGTCCATCAAACCTTGGTCGTTCAGTCCCATTCCAGGTTTCGACGGGATGTCCTGCCATTCATCAATCTCCGCAGAGTTTTGAACGGTGCTAAACACCCTATCTACTAGCTGGTCTACAACTGATATGGACATGATCAACCTATATCTCCCTTGTGCTACCTTCTTAGTACTATGCAGTTCATTCTTAACAAAGACCCTCACTGCGTCTGCGTACCCCCGGCGTTCGCGTTCACTCGCTGAACAAGCCATAATTGCCCCCAAGGGCGTAAGCATCAAGCAAACAATCCTGAAATACACCAGATCGATCAACCATTGCATTCCCACCGCAGCGATGAATGCCTCGTTCGTTCTACCCCACAACATGTATGGGTATCCTGGTGATGCAGTCGACTTAAGATTGCTAATTTCGGTGGTGATTCTCTGCAACAACTCTTCAGAATTAAGCGATTTACTAACCGTGGTGGGATACAATCCCACAACACGGTCTTCAACTGCTTGTATCATTTTGCTGTCCGGTACTACGCCCACGTACTCAAGCCTCTTGTTTG